TGGCAATCTTTACTTACAGATTCAATGGTCGGTGTTGCTAGAAAACAACATGCATTTGTAGATACAGAAGGTAATAGATACATTGCAATTGGTACAGATAAATTTTTACTTATATTCTTTGAAGGTCAATTATTTGACGTTACACCATTACAAGCAGATATTACAGGTGCTACATTTACATTTAATGGCACAACTACAATAACAATTACAACATCTTCTGCACACAATTTAGAAGAAGGTGATATTGTTTTATTTGATAGTGTAACTTTACCTGGTGGTACAGGATTAAATGCTTCTGATTTTGAAGACAAATTATTTCAGGTTATTACAACACCTACAAGTACAACTTTTACAATCACATTTACCAGTGCAGGCTCATCTGCATCTGGTGGTAGTGTAACTTTAAAACCATATGAAAGAGTGGGTCCAGCTGCTCAAACTTATGG